ATACCTGTGGAGTATGAAGAACATTCCTTTATTGTATTTGATGCGTTAGTATATCCACAAGCATGCTATGAAGGAACACCAAAGAAGTTGTATAATAAAGGGTCTAAAGTTAGATCTATAACTTATACACCAGATTTTGTAGACCCTAATGGTAAATGGATTATAGAAACTAAGGGCTATGCAAATGAATCCTTTCCTTTGAGATGGAAGTTGTTCAAACGGCATCTCAAGGAAAATAACCTGGCTTATGTCTTATTTATGCCAAGAAACAAAACACAATGTTTAGAAGTACTAGAATTAATAAAACAATTATAAATCAAAGGGATCCGAAAGGGTCCCTTTTAAATTAAACTAAAATTATGGATGCAAAAGAATACCTGCACGACAAAATGGATGAATGGGATACAGTATTTGACCCACCAGTTAAGTGTGAATACACTGAAGAACAAATGATACGCTTTGCAGAGATGTGGGCAGAGCAACAGAATACTCACATTTTATATCAGTTGAAAGATATAATATATCAATACGAAGACTAATGGCCGGCCTAGTAAGCCCATGCTGTGGGGATGAGTACACAGACAATGAAAACGGAACGAGTTACTGCTGCGACGCAATAATATCTGAAGAAGGTATATGTTATGAATGTAAAGATCATTCAGAGCCAGAAATAGGACTTGTATGTATGAAATGTGAAGAGTTCTTTGATGAAGCGATTGAAGATTATGAGTATGCAGAAAAACAACATGATTCTTATTTAGAGGATCGTATGGATGAAGAAAAGCTAGGTCTATGATAGAAGAGATTACTAGAAAGTCTATGCTTATAAGGCCTTCTGGTAGATCCACAGACTTTATAACACCAAGTTTTGGTTATGGTTGTTTATATAACTGTTCTTATTGTTACATGAAAAGACATAGACCAACAGGTCTTACTGTAGCAACTAACACAGGAGATATATTAACAGCTATAAACAATCACGCATTCTTTACCCCGGTAGAGAAACCTAATCAAACTCATGCAGACTTTACAACATATGATATAAGTTGTAATGAGGATTTCTGTCTTCACGCTAAGTATCATCAGTGGGAAGATATATTTGAGTTCTTTAGGGATCATCCTATAGCAATGGGATCATTTGCAACAAAGTTTGTAAATAAGAAACTGCTATCTTTTAATCCTGAAGGTAAGATACGTATTAGATTCAGTCTTATGCCTGAACACAAATCAACTTTACATGAGCCTAACACCTCTCTTATATTAGAAAGGATAAAAGCTATAGACAGATTTATAGATGCAGGCTATGACGTACACGTAAATTTTAGCCCTATTATTGTATATGATGGGTGGCTAGAAGATTATAAATACTTATTCGAATTACTTAACCTTTACGTAATAAATAAAGATATAGTACTTTCAGAATGTATATTCTTAACACACAACTTTAAAAAACACACAGCTAATATGTTTGCACACCCAGCAACAGAGGAAGACCTTTGGATACCGAGGAAACAAGAGGCTAAGATTTCACAGTATGGTGGAGAGAATGTACGATACAAACTTGGATTTAAGTCTGAGTATATACAAGAATTCACACAATTACATAATCAAATTATACCTTGGAACACTATAAGGTATATATTTTAAAACAATTAAACATGAGAAACAATCAAGATCAACTCTCTAGAATATCAAAAACTTTGATATTTTCAGAGCCTTTCTACGGTATCTTCCTTATTGGATTGCAAAAGCAATTTACTAAGAGTTGTGCTACCGCAGGTGTAGGAAAACACGGTATAGGTATGAGGTTAGTCATTAACCCAGACTTCTTTATGGACCTTAGTGAAGAACATCAACAAGGTCTACTAAAACATGAGCTATTACATATAGCTTTTGGACATATTATATTGTCAGACAGATACCCTAACAAAAAGCTATTTAATATTGCGGCGGATATAGAAATCAACCAATATATTGCTGAGCATATGTTACCAGAGGGTGGATTAACAAGATTTTCTTTCCCTGGTATAGATTTACCGAGTAAAGCTGGAACTAAAGTATATTATGATTTACTAAATGATACTTGTGACGGTGATGGGTGTTCTTCTAATGAGGAGTTAAATAAACTTCTTGGTGAAATGGACGGTAACAGTCAGTATGACCATAAAGAATGGGCCGAGATTGGTGACTTACCTGAAGCAGAGAAGAAGTTAGTGCAAAAACAGTATGAACATCAGATGAAACAAACCGCGGAGACAATTCAGAAACAATGTGGTACAATTCCTGGTGAGCTAGCTGAACTTATTGAAAGACTCTTTACTATAGAGCCTCCTAAATTTAATTGGAAGGCCTATCTTAGAAGGTTTATTAATAACTCTACTACTATCTATACTAAAAAGCTTAGACGTAAGAATAACAAACGTTACTCTGGTAATCCGGGCCTAAAGATCAAGCATAAGAATCATATGCTAGTAGGTGTAGATACATCGGGATCAGTGAGTAGTGAGGAATTAGTAGAATTCATGCATGAGATATGTCATATGCATAAGACTGGTAACCAAATCACTGTAGCTCAGTTTGACACACAATTAACAGATGTTTCTGTCTTTGATCCTAAGAAGAATTGGGAAATCAAAGGTAGAGGTGGGACAGATTTTCAAGACGTAGTAGATCATTATAACGATCCTAAGAATAAGTACTCAGGATTTATATGTCTAACAGACGGAGAAGCACCAAATCCGGAACACTGTCCAAAGAATGCTTTATGGGTACACAGTAGTAAATGCCAGATAAACGAAGATCTCACTGGTATGAAAATTCAATTAAATTAATCAATTAAACACAAAAATTATGAATGAAGTAAATTTAAACATCGATGAATTAGAAGGTTTCGTAGACCACATCATCACAAACAATCGTCACTTACAAAGCCAAGGCAAGAAGCCTGTAGCAATTGAGGTAGTAGGTGAGTCAGGTATTGGGAAAACAACCAGTATTATGGACATGACCGCGCGCCACGGCCTAGACTTTGTTAAGTTAAACTTAGCACAGATCGAAGAATTAGGTGATTTAGTAGGGTTTCCTATTAAACAATTCCAAATGTGGAAAGAAAAAGATGGTAAAAGGATCGGAAAATGGGTCGACGAAGTAGCAGTAAATGCTCAGCATAAGTTAGGATTCCAAACAACAGGTAAGAGTAGAATGAGTTATTCAGCTCCTGAATGGATCGCGGACAAGAAAGCCGGCGGTGTATTATTATTAGATGATTGGAATAGAGCAGACACAAGATTCATCCAAGCATGTATGGAATTGGTAGATCGTCAAACTTACATTTCATGGACGTTACCTAAAGATTGGCACATAATCTTAACGGCAAATCCAGATAACGGAGATTATATGGTGAACTCTGTTGATTCTGCACAGAAAACTAGGTATATCTCAGCTAACTTAAAGTTTGATATAAATGTATGGGCACGTTGGGCAGAGGAAAATGCAATAGATAGTAGGTGTATAAACTTTTTATTAATGCATCCAGAGTTAGTAACGCAAGAAACTAATGCACGATCTATTTCAACGTTCTTTAACAGTATATCAAGCATACCTAAGTTCGAAGATCAATTACCTTTAATACAAATGATTGGTGAAGGCTCTGTAGGAAATGAATTCGCATCTATGTTTACTACATTCATTAACAATAAGTTAGATAGATTAGTAACTCCACGTGAATTAGTAACCGGACCAGAAGAAGTATTACTAGAGATGAAGGAATGTATTGGTAAAGATGAGGCTTATAGAGCGGATATAGCAAGTTTATTGGCTACAAGGGTAGCTAACTTTGCTGTTGCGTTTTCAAAAACGGACACAGTAACTGCAAAAATCCAAGAGCGTCTCGTGAAGCTGTGCACTTTAGACTATTTAACTGACGATTTAAAGTATTTAGTAGTGAGAACTATATTCAATGGTAATAAGTCTAAGTTTAATAAAATGATGATGAATCCAGAGATCATTAAAATGACTGTGAAGTAATGGCCAGTAAGAATGTACATGACGGAGAATATCCTGACCAAGTAATTACTGATCTAGGGTTTACAGATATAGTTACTGTAGGTATGGTGACTAACACAGAAGTAGAAGATATGTTTCTATCTGAATCTGTAGCCCAGTACGATAAAGTAAAAGATCTTTTAACAACTGAAACTACCTCGGACTTAACGGTAGTTAAACGAGCATTCGTATTGCCTATGCATAATGTATCGACTGATAGATTGAAAGCTTCTCTTAAGGAGCATAAGATTTCTATCACTAATGATTATGAGAAAGCTGATTTTATTATACCTCACACTAATTTCTATGAAAACTATAATAATGTAGAGAATATCCCTCAGACTAAAATGATGTTTAAAATATCTAATGGATACTTTTGTAATGATCATAGACTTTTAGTTACAGACTATTATGAAAAAACTGGTAATGATGTTATATTAGAGAAAAGAAGTCAAGATGCTCACCATCAATATAACATGAACTATGAGAGCGCTCCTTTTGATTCTTTTATCTTTAGTAATATGTCTATAGTATTAGCAGATCTAATTGAGAAAGGAGAGATGCAAGTTATTGCAACTGACACTATACTTAATCAATCAGCTAATAGAACTCCTATAACTCAACAGTTAATGGATGATATTAAGAAGATGATAGATGGTTACGACCCTAGTGATGAGGATATAGAAATAGCTGGGAAGATACTTCCAACCATTGATCCTACAGGAGAGCCTTATTTACTTTATAGTTATGCTGATATGTTACAGAGTAATTGTTATAAGTTTAATAGAAATAAGGATGTTCAGTATTGGTTAGATAAATATAATATTCACCGTTTATCTAGGTTAAATGCTGAAGAGGCTATTCAACACTTTGAAGAGATAGGAGAGTTAGATTCAAGATGCTTTAAATCTTTAGAAGTAAAATGTAGGGAACAAATACAGATTCATAACCGTGAATTGTATACCTTTAAAGTTCAAGTTAAACCCGAATATAGAAAGTACATGGAAGACTAGTTGAGAAGAACTGTCTGATTAACATGTTCGTGTTTAATTGATGCATAGAGGGGGGAGAATAAACTTCGTGATGGGGTGCGCTCTCCTCCTAATATGTTTAACCGTAATAAAAATAAAATAATATATATATGACAACAGAAAAAACGGGTACCGTCGCCCTTATAGACGGAGATAGTCTTATTTACTTTGAAATGGGTAAAGAAACTTTAGAGGAAGCCTTAATAGGTATAGATAATAGGATACACACAATGCTAGAACAGTGTGAAACTAAAAAATATGCGGGATTTCTTACTCAAGGAAAATGCTTTAGATATGATAGAGCAACAACTAGGCCTTACAAAGGAAATAGAAAGTATGGTGATAAACCTATTATATTCCCAGCAATTAAAGAGTATTTAAAACAAAAATGGGGATTTACTTATATGACTGCATTAGAGGCAGATGA